TTTCAACGGTAATAAAGTTAAAACTAATTGATGCTTCGTCTTCTTTATCTTCTTCTAAACGGATGTTATCATACTGAAAGACGACTCCTTCGTAGTCGCCCTCAGTGATTTTGATGCACTGCATATCTTCAAGAAATGCATCCTTATGTGAAACTACCTCAAACATCATGTTCTCTCTTTGCTTCATACCAACTACGCTCAGTTACCCAGAATGATACTGAAATAACAACAAAAGCAATAAGACCATATAGTGCTTCACCAAAATACTTATCACTAACAACTAGGAATGAATACATCAGTCCACACATTGCTAGAATGGTAAAAAGATTACCAGCAAGTTTTTTCAAAAAAGTCATCGTCATTGCACAACTACCTCTTCATCAGTTTCAACTACTTCTTCTTCATCATCACGACCATACATAAACTCTTTGTTTGCCGCTTGTTCCAGTTGAGCCATAATCTCATCAGTGAAATACTCTTCTGGATTTTCATTAATCGCTTTACCGAATACTTTACGGCCGTCAGGCAACTCGTATCTGGTTGATACCTTTTTGATGATATCATACTTCTCAGCAAGGTCTAGCAGACCATAATATCTATCAAGACCAGTATCATATGACAGTTTCACTTCCACTTTCTTGTTCTCTTTGGTAAAGCGAGACTTGTGCATAGTAACTTTGATAATATTACCAATAACATCAGTGCCATCTTTGTCTTTCTTTTTACCAAGCATGGCAATAGATGATGCGGCATACTTCAAGCCAGACCCGCCAGAGATTTCTTTGGTAGGAATATAAGCACCGACAACATCATAGACATGATTTGTCACAAGAAGTGGCACATTTGCTTTTGCAAGTTTCAGTGACAGAACACGGAAAGTGCCACGCAACAGTTGTGCTTTTGTCATGTCTCTTGCTTGTTTGCCAGATGCAGTATCTTCAAGTTCTTTTACAGATGATAGCATACCAAGAGAATCAAGCACCATCATCATAGGTGGTTGTTCGCTACTATCATTGTATGAATCGAGCATACGAACAGCATTTGTTCTAAACTCTTCGATAGACTGTGGCTCACTGATAACTACACGGTCAACATCGATACCACGAGTAGTCATCATATTCTTTGTAACTGCGGCTTCTGTATCAAAGTAGATAACGCCACCATCTGGATTATCATCAAGAAACTGTTTGATAACACCTAGAACGAAAAAGGTCTTACCAGTTGCGCTTTCCCCGGCGAATGCTACAATCTTGTTATTAGGCACACCACCATACAGACTGCCAGACATGGCGGCATTTAGAATATATGAGCCGGTATCAATAGTGCCAGAAAACTCTGAACTATTCTCACCACTGCTGGCTACATGCGTATTATCAATGCCAGCGATTACATTATTAAGAAAACTCATCCTTTATAAACTCCATCAAGTTTGTCACTAAATTCTTCAATCTTTGCCATACGAACATCACCAGGCCAGTAAATATAATCTTTGTCAGGATTAGCGGCTAGGTTGTTTAGCAATGGCTTTATCATGTTGTAAAGAGTATCGCATTTTTCTTGCAGTTTGTCAAGACCTTCCGTAGTTGTTGCAACAGTTTCTTTTGCTTGCTGAACAACTGAAAGTTCTTCTTCTGTTACGGCCGTGAAACCGAAATCGAAATCTGACATTTGTATTCCTTTCTATTTCCAGAAATCTTCTAGTGTCATAACTTTCTCAGTCTTCCAACCAATCACATCAAGGATGCCCTTGAGCGGATCAATGAAGGCTTTGTTGAACTGTGTCTCATAGTCAATATACTTACTCAAGTCAAACTCTGGAGGCAGAGTGTTGATAATTGAGATGACATTTTGACCAGTGCCATTCGGCTCTTTGAGATAGCAGAACTTAATCTTCTCGCCATCTTGAATGATTGGATACTTCTTCTCTAGTTTATGTTGTCGCACCAGATGATTATATAGCAGACCGCCTCTTACATGGATCGGTGTGCTTTTTTGTAGAACGAGATTGTCTCTGTTTCTACTATCATATTTATTCAAGTCAGATAGTGACCTAGGGAAGGCAATCTCTTCAAACGGTAGAGTATCAAAAATCTTACGAAAGTCTGAGATATATTTCTGGACAGTTTCTTCGTCTTGATTCAGAATGATTGTGATGGCTTCTTTAAGAGCATCCCGACATGGTGCAGGAGTAGAAGATTTGACAGTTTCGATACCCATCATCTTCAACTTAGGCTCAGAGAATCTAACACCCTCATTGTCATAGACATTCAGCATATATCGCTTCTTGGCTGTCCAGATACCATTAGATGCAATCGCTTCTCGCTTCATGAACATTTTCTGTTCATAGGCATTCATCATCTCAGCAAGAGTTTGATAACTCTTATCAATAAACGGTTCAACTTTCTCTTCAGCCACTCGGTCAAGGAAAGAAACCACCCGCTCACAATAGTCACTCTGCGATTCAGTGCTTCTTTGCGTAAGCACTTTATTAACCAACTCATCAAAAGTAATGTATACTGAATCCGTATCTGACGCAATAACATAGTCTTTATCCTCTGTGTCTAGTAGTTTGTTTAGATATTCATTTAACCTCTCTTCAATCCAACGAATGCTCAACTGACCAGATAGTGTGATAGCCTCTGCTTGTCTTACATCAAAGAAACGGAAGTATTGATTGCCAAGCGCACCATAAGCAGAGTTCAATTGAATTTTCTTTGCCATCTGTAGGTTCTTAAACTTTGAAATCTTTTTGTTGACTTCATATTTAAGACCAGCATCTTTTGTTTGTTCAAGTTCTTTCTGTGCGGCAATCATTTCTTTCTTATACAGAACCCGCTCATCATACATTGTCTGCATCATCTCAGGAAGAAACCCTTGCTTGTCTCTACGAAAGTAATGTCCGTTAGCGGCAAGAACCATGTCATTTGGAATGGAATACTCTGTCTGACCAGACAATAGTTTTTCAATAGTTATATTCTGCATATCACCCTCAACGAAGGTATCAGGTGAGATGTTATATTGCATGATAAGATGTGGATACAGACTGTTCAAGTCAAAAGACATAATCCATTTGTGCATACCAACTTGCGGGTCTTTTACATATGCACCAGCATATGGTTGATTTTTGATGCTAGATTTCTTAGGTGGAATCACCATGCGTTTGTCTAGCAGATAGTTATGAATGAGAACATCCCACAGACGAACTTGAGTGAATACATCTGCATAGTTGACCTTTGCGTCATATGCAATAGCCAATGCAGTCTCAATTAGTTTCATCTTGTCATCAATTCGTTCAACCAGTTCAACATCTTTGATGTTATAGTCGATGAATTTCTGATAGTCTTCTTTGTAGAGTTGATGTAGGTTAGCAAACTCAGAGTAGTCTAGTTTCTTCTCACCAACTTCGACATGAGCAATGTGGTCAAGGCGATAAGATTCTTGCTGTGAATATGTAAACTTACGATAAAGTTCGAGATAGTCTAGCGTTGCTAGACCAGCAAGTTCATAACACTCTTGAGTTCTCTGCCATTGCGTGACTTCTCGTCTGTTCATGTTTCTCAGAGGCGACATTCTCATCGCCATCTTCTCATCAAACAGACGGCTGATACGATTGACCAGATATGGAATATCAAAGAACTTGATGTTCCAACCAGTGATAATATCAGGGTCAAGTTTCTCCCACAAATCGAGGAAGTTCATGATAAGTCTGTCTTCTGACTTACAGTCTACATATCGAACATCGGCTCTTTCATTGTGATACTCACCAATACCAAGAACATATACTCTACCTTTCTGCTTTACAGTGATAGCAGTGATAGGTTGACGAGCATCAGCAGGCTCAGGGAAGCCCTCTTCAGAGCCAACCTCGATATCAATATTGGCTACACGAATATGGTCAATGTCATAGTCATTACCATACTTCTCATTCAGACAAGCATACTCATACATTGTTGAACCGTAGACATTAAATCCGTCAACATCTGTGTATCGTTTGATGAAGTCTCTTGCTTCACGAATAGAGCCTTGAACGACAGGTTCAACAGATACACCATCTGTTGTCGTCCAGTCACTGTCTCGCTTGTTTGCAAGATAGAAAGTAGGGGAATATGGAATCTTGTCTACAAAGCGCCGACCATTATCATAGCCTCGAATGTAGACAAGATTGCCACGAGTGTATGTGTTTGTATAGAATCTCATGAACTAGTTATATCAAAATCCATACAGAATGTCAAGACATTATTTCAAGTCTTCAGCAGTTAGTTTTGGTAGTGATGAAATGCGAGACTTCATTTCAGCCATCTCTTCTTCAGGTAATGGAATCATACCAGCATCAGCAAGAATACCATCTTCTGTCCAGTGCTTCGTCCACTCTTTCATGTATTCTTCAATGCCCGGCACTACACCAATATGATTGTGCTTGACATAGAAGTAAAGCGCACGACTTGCTTTGTATTGTCCGTCAGCAATAGAGTCGAAAGTAGGCTCAACACCATCTAGCATAGCACCTTGTATTGTGTCAGAGTTTTGATCCAGATATGAGAAACCGAAAATACCAAACGCTTCTGGATCGTCTTGTAGTTTTTGAACAATCAGATTGTCTTGCTCACCAGCCTCGATGTATGCACCATCTGTTCTCATAGCACGACAAACCTTCGCTTTCTCGCCAGCAATCTTCAGTGCTTTCTTAGCAAGTTCGTCTGTCTTACAATAGCCCTTTTCATTAATCATCTCTACAAAAGATGCTCTTGTTCCAGATGTCGTTGGCGGACCCATGACTTTGATTAGAATATTTGGCAAGTCTGGATTGACTTGATTCCAATGTGTGTATGGATTATCGATCCAAGTGCCGTCTTCTTGTGGAATCTTAGCAGTTAGTGCTTTACCCAAGTCTGCACGACTGATTACAAGTTGCGGACCTTTTCTTGAGTTAGCAACAACGATGCCGTCATAACCAACTTTGATTTCTGTCAAATCAACGCCTTGTGCGTTGCAGTATTCTAGTTCTTTTACCTTCATACGAGATGAAGCATTTCCGATATCAATGTATTGAGTGCCAACACCTTGACACACATTCTTCTTACCTACAGATGATCCACCAGATTCTACGACTGGTGTTTTGATTGCAGGATTGTTGCCTAGTTTTTCAGCAATGATTGTTGCAAATGGAAGGACTGTTGATGAGCCAGCAATACTGATATAATCTCTGGCATGAGCGGCAGTTGAAAGTATCATCATACTAAATAATACTACGAGCGATTTACGCATAATCGTTCTCCTATTGTTAAGACAAGAAAAGAGGCACCCATCTTCGCACTTTGGTGTCTCTTTTCGTATTTAGAACTTAGACTTTTTTTGCACAAATGTTACAAAAGTTAATCCATCATCTCAAGTGCAAGTTCAGTAGTTTCAGTAACACGCCGTGTCCATCCACGACCGAAGGTACCAAATGTTTTAAGACTTTCGTAATATCCTTGTCTGCGATGTTGATATTCGCCGATTGCAACCTCAACACTGTTATTCTCTAGATACTCAGCAAGTTTACCTAGTGTGCCTGGTCCGATTGCGCCGTCTTGTCCAGCACCAACTAGTCCTTGTAGATACTTCGCCGCACGACCTGTTCCAGCATTGATACCAAAATCAAACACACAAAGGTCTAGACCAGAAGGCAAGTCATCACCTTTCACTCTATCCCAATAGTTCTTCTTGTAGATAGGCTCGACATCTTCTACTGTCAAGTCCTTCATATCTTTAGTCCCACCCCATTCTTCATATACCCTCTTAGTGACACCAAGATTAGTTTCTCCGCCGGGATCTTCTGGGTGATTCACATAACCACCTTCGTGATGAAGAATAGTTTCTAAACATTTTTGCCAATTTTCTGCGGCCATAGTTTTCTCCTTTATTAAAAAAATAGGGGGCTTTCACCCCCTATTTATTCACTTGATATTAATCAGTCTTGGCTTCTTCTCTTCAGGAATAATACGCTCAAGTTGAATAGTGAGCATTCCATTTGCCAGTTCTGCGTCTTTCACTACGATATCATCAGCAAGTGTAAACTTACGGTCAAACTTCTTCATAGAGATACCTCTGTGAATCATTTCGCTAGTTTCATCAAGTTTATCGTATGTAGAGCGAACTGTGACTTCACCTTGTTTGTATTCAACCTCAACATCCTCTTTGCTCAGACCAGCGACTGCCATGTCAATGTAGAAGTCTGTCTCTGATTCTTTACGAATGTTGTATGGAGGAAAGCCTGTTGATTGCTTCTGATGTTCAGCATATCTCTGTAGATTGTCGAACATTCTGTCAAAGCCAACGGCATATGGGGTAAGTCGATTCATATCGAAAGTAGTTAGATGTGTCATTTGCTAATCTCCTATTAAGCAAGATTTTGGTTATTATAAGCCCGTTCAGGCGCTTACGACTTATATAGTGATTGTCTCACTATATTTCAACCCTATCGGGATGATTTTTTTACACCTAGAGATGGTCTTCCATCAAATGCCATATGAGCATATCCAGGATCGTCTGCATTCACATAATGTAAGTGTGCTTGAACTTGCCAGATGCCATTGTATGGTTCACGCCAATGTTCAATCTCACATCCTTTGTATACAAGTAAGTCTCCAATATTCAAATCAATTTCATTTCCGCCAGCAAATATAGGCCAAGGAGTATTGCACTCAGAGACTAGTGGGAGAGTTATACTATACTGACAAGAGATTCTATCTTTATGAGGAACTAGATACTGACCCTTTTCATAAAATCTGACAAAAGAATATGTCGGAACTAAATTTTCTACGCCAGTTGCTTTGCTGATTACAGGCATCAAAGGAACTAGAAGTGCTTCAGTGAGTGTATCAGAATAATCATAATGATTAAAAGGTTTGACTGGATCAAACTCACCAAGATGACTGTCCGTGCTTGTTGTAAAATCTTTCTGAACAAAGAACTTCATTCTGAAATAATTTTCACAAACAGTTAGTATATCTTTAGATACACAATTTCTTACAATAGCGTAACCATTTTCCATTTTATGAGTTCTCTGCTATCTTCTTTGCTCTAGCATCAAGATATGTTGAATATAAAACTTCGTAAAGATTTGGCTCACGATAGTTAGGCCCCTTCAGCACCTTACCATCTTCACGATAGATTGGTTTACCGTCTTCACCAAGTTTACTCATATTACTTCGTTGAACTTCGGCAAAGCATCTATCTAAATCGAGGCCAAAAGCATGACCAGCACCGTAAACAACATATAGAATATCAGTGAGAGCATCAGCAACTGCCACGATGTTCTCGGCTTCAATCGCTTCTTTAAGTTCATTCAATTCCTCTTCAATCAACTCAATTCTCAACTGCTGTGTAGATTCATCTGGAAACTCAGGCTCTTCTTTTACCTCTTGTCCAAATGCATTCATAAAGTCCTCTACTTGTCTAAAGTTAGAGTATATCAATCTTTTTTCCATACTATCGTTTTTTCCCAATATTATATTTTGCTGTTAGAATCCAATCATCTTTTTCTTTATACGGTAGCACCTTGATTTGTGATAGTGGTGCTACGGGATCAGAAGACTTTGTATTATCTACCAATCCAATTAATCCCCATTCAGCAAGTAGATTTGCAATTGTATTTCGTCTTGCAATGTCATCATCAGTAAAGTTGCTAGGCTTTCCATCAAGAGCAAACAACTCTTTGAAATGAACGATGTAATATTTACCTTGTTTATGAAGAATGTGACAAGACTGATAGATTGTCTTGTCTTTGCGTGATGCAACACCAATACGAGTCAATGTTTCTCGAATCTTCAAAAAATCATCATCTTCTTTTAGTGTCACCTCTACGAGATTACTAATGTCAACCGCCATTACTCCCACCTTTTTCCAGTGTTTTTCTTATTGTTTTTAACTGTTCTGAAGAAAGGATAGAGAGAGCCTGGACAGCCTTTTCATTATTATAACCATAATATTCTTTCACTACGGACAAGTCCTCATCATTTTCTTTCTTCACCCATTTAGCAAACCGTTTTTTGGGTCTAACAGTATTTAGTAAATACTCAAACTGAAGGAGGTTATCTGCTTCGTGGCGTTTGTTCATTTCATTTGCAACACCTATTGTATCTTGGTGATATGACAAAGCACGATTTGTCATAAAGGGTGAATAAGATTTCTCAGCGAGGACATCATTTTCTGTGCCTCGCATGAGATTTTTCTTAGTTGTATTGATAGCATTTACATAATCAAATGGATTCATGTTCA